TGTCTAAATAACTCTTTAACTTCACAATGTTGCTACGCTTCGGAGTGTAGGTCTGTTTCTTGCCACTCATAAAACCCAAGAGCTGAAGTTAGAGTCAGTATCGGGGTAAACGTCAGCGTTGTTGTTGGCGTTGTATTCGGGGAATGAGGCTTGGTTGTAGCTCATATAAGTGATGAACCTGTCGGTGTAGTACTTCGCTAAATCCCGTGCCTTGCCTACCAAATAGTCAACCTCAATCTTTTCTGCCGTTGTGCTATTCTCGGAGTTGTGCTTGAACACCCCACCATTGCCGATGGTATAAGCAGCAAAAGGCAAGTACTCCACCATTGCGTAGTGAATCAACATCGGCTGCAAGTAGTCGTTCACCAACGCCAAGTAAGGATTGGCAAGAGTATTAGCGATGATGTCGTTGCTGATTTTATCATACAATTTCGTTCCCGTATAGTTTTGCAGGTGTATCTCCTGTGCTATCTTAATAAACTGAATGAACTTGTCCGTGTCCACGTTACCGCCAATCGCGGTGTTGCGAACCAAGTCCTCTCTTTTAATAAATAATGCCGTTGCCATTTCTATTCTTTATTTTGGTAAAAATCCCTCATCATCCATATCAATGGGGCGTTTTGCTACTTTAGAGGGATTGGTCTCAAGTACCACGCCCTCTGCCTTTGCCTTGTTTACACTCACCTCTGCGTTGGGGTTGCCCACGTCAGGAGTTACGCCTTCGCCTTTTGCCAAGTAGGTCTTGCGCATCCAAAAGTGATGGCATCTTGCACCGCCCTTGTAAAGCCATATTGAATAGGTTGCTGCGCCTCTTGGCCCAAATCCTTCGTTGACGGCTTGACCATCCATACGAAGCACATCCTCCTTGCGGTATACCTTGCCTGCGGCTATCATTTTCTTGCAGAACTCGCGGCTATTAGATTTCTGAAGTGCTGCGGATTCGGGAGCGTAAGCATAACGAACCTTGTACCTCTTGCCGTCAGCCGTTACTCCATCTTGGCTGCTCTTGGCATTTGGGAATGCACTGCCTGTTGATGCAAATGCGTACTTGCTCAATGCCTGCTCCGCATCGTAGTCAACGGGTCTTTCATCTACAAGCTCCCATTCATCTTCATTGATGACCTCACCTAATATATCAAGCTCTGCGAACATAGCATCGAAATGCTCATCAGTCGGTTCTTGGCTTGATAGCTTAACACCCGTCTCCTCTTCACGAGTCTCCATATCCATAGGCGTAACTACGTCTTCGGTGAACTCCAAAGGTTGCAGGGTCTTAAAGTACAAGTTTAGGCTGATGTCGTTGTAGGCCAAGATTTGGTCTATGCCGTCAATAATAATCTGTTGCTTGGGGCGGATTACGATGTTGTCAAGCAGCGTAGATGCGGTCATCAGTTCATCGGCATTATTGCCAAAGCCTGTGTTGTCTTTAATACCTAAAAGCAAAGGGCTTACAATACGATGCGACACCAATATCTTCTGCGTTGATTCAGCACTCAAGAATTGATACTGCTCCGCAGCATCCGATAACTGCACAGGGTCAACCGTTGCAGCAAGTTCTTTGTTGTCATTAAACGCCAAGATGAACTTGCCTGAATTACTGCTGCCGCTAAACTTCGTTGCTATCTGCTGCTCAATAGTCCTGCGTTCTTCTTCACTTGGAACTCCGTTGTTGAAGTTGATCAGCATAGAAGGCGCAAGACCGTTCTGAATGTTGTTGATGTGGTAGTTGGCAATCTCCTCCTCAAGCTCTGCGTATGGAAGTCCTCCTTGATAGTCAACGGGGGAGTAGTAGTAGAATCCTGCTCGGTATGGCTTGATGTACAGAATCTCCAAGCCCTCTTTGCTCTTGCCAAATGCAGGGATGCGCACAGGTGTCTCCCTCCTGCTTGCTACCTCTCTCCAATCCTTTGCGTAGTAGTACGCTTCAATCTCGCCATCTTCGTTGCACCTTGCGGCTCGTAACGTCTCTACGGGGATGTGCTGCACCTCTACGATGGTGTTGTGATCTTGGGAGTACACGACCTGCAAAGAGCATTGTCCCATCATCACATAATCAGCAACAACCTTCTGCATATTTGACTTCGTGAACAAGCCACGCATCGCTGCGTACTCGCTCGGCTTCTTGGCAGAGTCCGTTGCATCCAAGCCCTTACCAAAGGTCAAATCCATCAACGAGTTGAGGATAGCATTATTGGTGGGTGAGCCGTTGTACCTGTCAATCAAATACCCAAAGTAGTCGTTATTTTCTCCGTATTCAATATAGTCCTTGCCCTGCACCTCTCTAATGACAGGTGTGGTATAGGAACTGAAGTTCACAACGTGAATTTTAGATGATGATGTACTCATTGTTGTAGCTTGTTTCTTCGGTGTAGACGTTTTGGTTCACCGTAAATTTATCGAAATCTGTTTGCGAAGTTACGAATACCCTGTCCCGATATATTAGATTTCCCGATGCAAATACCTTCAAGCCATAGAATCTATTGTTGACAAGGCTAAACGTGCCTGTAAGGGTCATAAAACCATTAGCAGAGGCAGCCGTAACCGCAGGTGTTGCGGTGGTGTTTGTTGATTCATCAATCAGCGCAATCGTAACACTCGCAGGGAATGTGCGCGGTATGATTACTATTGCTTGTGGCGAGGCTGATACTTGAAGAATATGCATCTTAAATAAATAACCTTTTAATTCCGATTTGTTTGAAAATAGAAAAGGGGCTTGCGCCCCTTCAACTATTCTGCCTTGCGGTAGGTTACGAGTTTGAACCCACAACAATCGTGTCAGTTGCACCTGCAAGTCCTGCGAATGGATTGGCAGTAGTAGCACCTGCGATGAAGTTGGCAGGCATTGTCTCTTGCCCTTCCATTGTCAAAGTGTAGCCCGATAGGTCACCCATTGCAGCACCCGTTACAATCGTTCCACCCGTTACTTCAGCACCGTTGTTCATGCCCATAAGGAATGCGTTGCCGTTGTAATCTTGTACGATAACGTAAGGGCGGCCATAAGCAAGCAACTTCAATTCTTTGTTGTCCTCCTTTGTGAGTTTGGTCAACGTCAAATTCAAGGTCTGCGTGAAGAAGGTTGTGCCATTATCACGGCTTGAGTTAAAGGTTTGCTCAAAAGAGCTATTGCCTTTTACCAAGTATTGGTAAGCAGAGAAAGTACCACTAATGTTGGTTACCTCATCGTTGGTGAGGGTAATAGTACCCAAGTCACCATAATCTACAAAGTACACGGCACGGATGCCACCTACTACGTCTTTACAGGGTACTGCCCTGCCTTTTGTTAAATCACAAGCCATTGTTTCTTTGTTTTATTAGAATTAAAAAAGAGGGCGAGGACATAGCCCAAGCCCCCTCTTGATTTACATTAGCTCAGATTAAGAGTAAAGAACTACGTCAGCTCCGATTCCGTACTGAACTCCTGCGAAGAAGCGTAGGATAACACGAATGTTGGCACTTCCGTCAAGGTCAGCCATATCAAGTACACGAACCTCGTTGCGCTCATCAGCCAATCCTGTTCCGAAGAATAGGTTTGAAGCTTCAGCAGCAACCATCTTGTTTGAAGGAAGACCGTTTGCCATAGCAACGCGGATGCCATCAAAGTACAAGTCTCCGTTGCCGTACCACATTGTGCCTTGATTGTCAACACCATTCGCACCAAGACCTGAAGTTCCGAATCCACCAAGTGCGCGGACATAAGCCTTCGCTACGTTCTGTGGAACGTAGATGGTCAAGTCCTCTTTGCCGTAAAGGGCAGAAGGGATAGCATCTACAACTTTACCAAGCTCGGTGATTACGTTTGCAGCAGTCACGGTGGTAGCGGTTACGTCAATAACATCAGAGTCAGCAGTCATCAAAGAAAGGAATCCGCTAAACTCACCTGCACTTGCAGCGTTTCCGTTCCAAATGTTCTGCTCAATCTTTTGGGCAGTCTTTGAAGCAACGTGTGCAATCAAGAAATCAGCGAAAGAAGCAGGGATGCTATCATAAGCAGATACGCCCATCTGACCACCAATCCAAGATGAGTAGTAGTCTTTCTTGCAAAGCTGCAAGTTTACCTGAAAAGGCTCAACGGCAAGTACGCGGTCGGTCAAAGTCAAGGTAGAAGTTGCATCGAAATCACAAGTGCCATCTTTTACGATGTCGTTGGTGTTCACCTTCTGCAAGGTGGTTTTGTAGTTTACGTTTGGAAGAATCTCAATGAGTCCTTTGTCCAAAGTGTTAGCAGAAAGAAGTGCGGCAGAAATGTACTTCTGCGCAAAAATACCTGCATAGTTTGTGGTGATTGAAGTGGTCGTAGCCATTTTTTATATTTATTATTTGTTGATTCGTGCAAGGACTCGGTCAATCGTCTTTTGGGGGCGGTTGGTACTCATCTTTTGGACTTGCTTTGTTTCGGGGTTGTGCTTGATGGCTTTCGCAGCAGGTGCGGCAGATAGTTCTGCTTTAACCGCAGCCATCTCC